GGCTTTCTTGCACACACATTTTCTTGTCTTTAATACCCGAACTACTTGTACCCAAGTCTACACGTCTGCAAAGTTTTTTTATTTAAAAGCTAACTGTATATTTCAAAAGACAAATATCGCGCCTATCGGAATGAGCAAAAAAAAAAAGAATTTACCCAGTTGCGTGCTATCACTCGATTCTGAAATACACGCATTCGATAGATTAGGACTTAAGAATCCTGTTGTATCTGAAAGTGAACTCATCAAAATGTTCAACGGATTAAAAGTACCTGAGGCGATCTTCTATGTCGATGGTAAAATGATGTCTATTGAAGTCAAAAGAATCATTGGCAACACCCTTCCTTCATGTGGCGAAGGAAAAAGAAACGTAAAACGTTATGTCAAAGGAAAACACAGAATAAGCTGGCCATGGACATCGTCTGTTGAATGCGCACTTTCGAAGTTGCACAGAAGTGTAGCAGAAAATTTTGCTATCAATCTTCATCTAGCTGTTTTTCTCATTCCAGAATACTTGTCCAACTCGACAAAAAATAGAATCAACCGTCATATTCATGATGTTGCGAACAACTTTTTCATCACACACGTGACTTCTACAAAAGTCAAATATCTTATTCTTAACTGTGAAAGAAAATATTTTGATCGGTTGTGACTAGGCTGGGGTGGTGATTGCAGGCATCTTTGGAGTATTGTTGTTGATTGCAGGTGTCGTCTTTCTAGTAGAAATTTTGGTGTTGTTTGCAGGTATCGTATTTCTAGAAGAATAATAATAATAAACTGCAGCTGCCACAAATAACAATGTGACTATACTCACAACACCCCCAACAATGTCACCAACAATATTAGTATCAGTAGTATCACTTGTGGGAGAACTTACTAGACTGCTAGCAACGATTTGCCTAGAAGCTTGGTTATGACTACTGTGAGTGAAGGTATTACTCGAATCAGAAGGTGTATTACCAGACTCCATGCAAGTCTCGAGTTCTTTCATGGCGACATCACTTCCTACTTTATATAGTTCTATATCTAAGTCTAAATTTACTTGCAGTTTCATCAAATCCTGTCTTTCAATACACTTCTTCACTTCTGAGCAACTATCAGTTGAAACCTCTAATGTTTCAACACCACTATCTTTAATAACATTTAGTCGACTTCTATCCATATCACATTTGAATGTTGCAATAGTCATTATAATAACAAATCATTATAAAAAATTTGTCACATATAATCCTTTAAAATATCTGCAGGATTATTCTCAATCTCATCTTGTGTCTTAGGAATAAATCTATATTCTACACGTTTATTGTGATTCGTACAATATTTTTTGCCTGCATTAAAACTTATCAAGATCACACTCAGAATCAGCAAAAGCACGTATAATGAATTATTCGAATGTTGTTGCATTTATGATCTTACTGAGAAAAAAATGACGATCCACAACACGATCGACTTCTTTCCCGTGCAGCACATAAAGAATCCACGTGTGGATGGTAAGACAAGACCTTTGCCGCCAGCAATGCTCTACGAAGCACAACCAGCAGCATCTGAACAAGAGGAGCCGTCTGCGCTCGACAACTGGATAAACAAGTATGTACTGAATGACCGAAGTGGACGCTTCTCCTCACACCTCTCACAACAGCTCACTCAAGCGAAAGCGTCACCTTTGGGACGACGATGTGAACAACTCAACCACGACGTTATGAACCACCTCTTTCTGAAACACCATTGGCAAACAATTCGTGACATGCTCCAAAATAATGCAGTCGCAATGCACAAATTGCATGAGTCTTTTGAGGAACTCGATTGGAACTACACATTCAATGAGTATGAGTACAACAGGGACGATGTCGACGACATGGACACTCTTGCAACATCTCTGTTTTGGCTAGGGATGTGTGAAGATCATAGTGACGTGGTACTTGATGTTATTGAGGACCATCTGGGCTTGTAACGAAACATCTCACCTCTTGCGTTTTCGTAGGGCTGTCGAGCTGTTCGGAGGTCGGGACCTCGACGGGGTGCTGGACTTATTCGACCGGGGATTGTTGCGATTACTAGGGGGTGGGCTTGGCTCATTCTGGGATCGGGAGCTGGACTGCCGGGTACTGACCCGGCTCCTATTTGAGTGGTTAGTTTGTTGCCGTTGTTGCTGTATTGGCGCGGTTAATTTATTTGCTCTGTAAGGACCTGTTTCGTTTGCTAAATGCCTTTTACCAATTTCTGCGTTAAACTTTATACCTGTTCTTTTAGTGAAATTTTTATAAAATGTTGTTCGGCTAGCGTTATTTAAAACTAGTTTAAGATACGGACTCACACTATCTTTTGGGGGAATCAATCCATTTTTTAAAATTGCTGTTAAAATTTTATGCCCGTTTCCACGGAAATTATAGTTCTTGCGATCGCTTATACCTGGTGCTCTGCATAGGTAATCAAGTTTCAGATGCCAATCATGTGTATATTTTTGTGCATGTAAAACAGCAAGAGCTCCTATATACCCGTCCTTAGTTTCTGTGGTTACGAGGTACATAGGAGTCTTTTCTGAGGGGTTTGGAATTCCATTATTTTTTGCTGAGTTTAGCAATCTTCCATTGTTGTCAAATGGAACGTAACCACTCCTTGTGCAACTGAAGCGCGGGTCATTCTGAGGTCGTAAGGTTTCATGTTTGAACGCCAACAACTTTTGTTTTAATTCTTGAGGTATTTGACCAGGTGTATTACCAAATTTATTATTTGTTATATGGTAAACTTTCATTAATCTCTCAGACATGATCTTTCATTTATAAATATTTTAATTCATTCGTCTCTTTTTCTCGCGTTTGGCAGTCTTGATCAGTGTATTGAGTTCATCTTGTGATGTATCAAAACCCGGTAACTGATCCGGTGATGTAGGGTATTTACGGTGTTTAGCAAGGTATTCCAAGATTGTTTGTATGATGTCGCTGTTATCACTGTCATGAGTCTCAAGCACTGGACACAAATATGGATGATCAGTTCGAACGCCCTCAATCTCAGAGATCATTTGATTTTTATTTTTTTCTAGAGCTTCAAGACACCGAAAGTTCTGGTTCACCTGGCGCCTCATTTGATGAATTAGGTCTTGTTGCTGATTCAAATTTTTCATGAATTTATCAAAACTACTCACGACTTGATCGACCAGCAGCTCAGAATCAGTTTGATTTTGTTCTTTTTCACTTGTAGAACGAGCAAGTGCTGATGCAAAAACAAACGCATTTTGTATCACCTGCTTGGGAGAAAGCCCTGCACCGAGTGCTGCATAAATAACTGGGATACCCGAAACATTCTCAACTGAAATCAAGGGTTTGTTTGGAATTCTGCATTTAAGGCTCAAAAATATCGCAATGTTGATTTTATTCATTCTAGCTGCTTCGTAAATGCGTTCCCGATGCTTTTGCATATCATGAATGCTATGAATGCTTCCTTTAAATTTTACTTCAACTGATATGACAACACCATCTTTTTTCCAAAGGTAGTCTTCAGCACCTGGCTCGACACTGCGACTGGTATCTTCTAAATATCCAGTATTGATTTCCTCATTAAAAACTGAGCGAACCAAGTCCTCACCAGTAAAACCACTGCTTACATCTTTTGTGAACTGTTTCAAAACGCTCGTACTTTCACGAAGGACGTCGCTCATATGAGAATTGGATGTTTGATCAGAGTTTCGTAATACCTGAATCTCAGAACTTAGACGGTTTATTTCATCCTCATAGCGTCTGCTGGTGCTTTCATAGGAAATCTTCATTTGTTCCTGAGTTTTGATAATCATTTCATTTTGAGTTTTCATCATTTCTTTCATCTGGTTCCTGTGCATTTCTTCGCTCAGAAGTATCTGTTTTTGAGCATATACCCTGGCTTCTTCGCATTTGGAATTGCTCATCTCATCTAGTTTGTGTTTCAGAATTTCCAATTCCTCATTTAGTGACGCTATTTTATTCTCTCTCTCTCTTACAACTTTCATATGTCCTTGTATGATCAAAGCAATCTTATCATTTTGTTGAACTGATGCTATCGATGAGGTAAACTGAAAAAGTTGTTTCGCGACATCGAAAATGTCAGCAACAACAACAGCTGGTTGCGATTCAATCCATTTCTTGGTCTCCAGTCTATCTGCTGGAATCTCTAAAGTAACGTAGCAGCTCATAAATTACAACAACTTTTATTGTATCATTCCTTTAACTCAAAATCAAACGAAACAAAAACCATCCAAATCACTTGTCACGTCATCCACTTTCACTGATTTTACATCACCCTTCTCTTTATCATCTTGTGAGACATTCGTTTTCGCCCCCTCTTTCACTTCCTTCCCCTTTACCCTCGGCTTAACACCCGCCTTTACTTCCTCCGCCTTTACTTCCTCGGCCTTTACTTCCTCGGCCCTTACTTCGTCAGCCTTTACTTCGTCAGTCTTCACCTCGTCGGTCTTTACCTCGTCAGTCTTTACTTCGTCAGTCTTCACCTCGTCAGTCTTCACTTCATCAGTATTTACTTCGTCGGTCTTTACTTCGTCAGCCTTAACTTCCTCTTCCTTCACGTTTACTTCCTCCGCATTTACTTCCTCCGCATTTACTTCCTCCGCATTTACTTTCTCGGTCCTTACTTTTTTTGCATTTGCTTCCTCCGCCTCTGCTTTATGCTCCACATCTTTGTTTTTAGTCGTAAAAAATTTTATTTCATGTGTATTTTTGTACTTAGATTTTTCATCATTGTTTAGTTGTGCATAAGCAGCAGCAGCAATCTTCGATATAACAGTCACAGATGGCTGTGTTTGATGTTCTCGAACATACTCGTCCGAAAACATTCGATAATTCTCAGTGTAAAATGCCATGAATCCAGAGGGTGCTGCTCTCGCATGACGTCTTCTAGGTGGTGAAGAACTTCTTGTCATTTGTTATTGAGCAGAGGTATTAAAAAAACACGTGGAAAGACGCGGCTCAAATTTAAATACATGAATAAAAAAAATATTTTGCTAATGCATAAAATTATGGAGAACAACTTAGTAGTGAGAAAGCGTTCTGAAAGAAAACAAAAAGCTGCAATACAACAAATTATAGAGCAAATTGCTGAACAACGTGACGAACAAAAAAAACACGCTGCGACAATACGCAAGAAGGTCGGAAATAAAGAAAAAAAGTTGCACACAAAGTTAACTCAACCTACACCATATAGTAGAGATGGTCGTCCACGTGTGCAAGGAAACAAAGGGGTGTTTTTAGAACATTTTGTTCGAGTTGGCAATGGCCCAAGAGCAAATAAAAAATATGTGGTCAGCAATTTAAACAAAGTCTTCAGTAAAGCCGCGGCTGATGCATTACAAGCAAGGAACGCGCGTCAAAGATATGGAAGAAATATGTACAAACTGAGGAAAATGAGAAGGGCAATGGAAAAGGGTGAACCTTACACATCACCGCAAAAAAAGAATGCTAATCAAAAATTTCGCGAAGGAATTTTGAAAAGAATGGGTGAAGGACCCTATAAATTACAGGGACAAATTGTCAGACCGGATCAATACATGAGAGAACGCCTGCGAAGAAGAAAAATGCGTGAACTGAAGAAGCATATCACTTACCTCGGAAAAATTATGAATATGGTTAATCAACAAAGGGAAATGTTACCTCCTGGATATCCAGTTTCTGAGGAGCTTTTAAAGAAAGCAAGTGCTGCCGAGTATCTGAAGAGGCAACTGAATCGTAAGATGAAAGATTTGGAAAAACGCACTCCAGTGGTGGTGCGGGCGCCATCTCCCGTTGGGTTACCAATGGTGGTGCGGACTCCATCCCCAGTTGAGTTACCAATGTTGCCGGCCCCGGTGAAGAGGAGAACCACAACCAACCGCGGGTCACCTAGAGTCACGCGTGCTCGTGCTGCTGAAATGCGACCAAGAACGCGCGCGCGTACTGCTCGCAAGCGGGCCGCGTAAATTATCAGATTAAAAATGTTTACTAACCGTAATCAGATAAAAATGAGCAATACTAACCGCTTTTCGCTGAAACACTTACTTGAGAACGAGCGGTCAGAATACGTGTTAAATCCTTGTAATCGTCATTTAGCTTTCAAAGTAAATGACAATGAACTTTGGGATTTATATGAGCGACAATTTGAGTGCTTCTGGCAACCAAAAGAAATTGAGCCGGCAAAAGACCATGGTTGGGATGAGCTAACGGACAATGAAAAACACTTCGTTTCCATGGTTTTGGCGTTCTTCGCTACAGCAGATTCCATAGTTTACGATAATCTGGATATGAACTTCTCATCTGAGGTGCAAATAACAGAGGCAAAATTCTTCTACGGAATGCAAGGATTTATGGAAAATATTCACTCTCAGGTATACATGTCTTTGTTGACAAGCTATGTAAAGGACGAAAATGAACAATACAGACTAATAAATGCAATCGAGGACATTCCTACAATAAAAAAGAAAGGGAATTGGGCAACAAAATATTTCTCAAGAGAGATCCCATTTGCACTTCGCCTGGTAGCTTTTGCTATTATTGAAGGTATCTACTTTAGCTCCGCTTTCGCAAGCATTTTCTGGCTCAAGAAATATAAAAAGGGAATACTCGATGCATTAACACTGTCCAACTCCTTCATTGCTCGTGACGAGGGATTGCATACAGAGTTTGCGGTTGCCTTATTCAAAAGACTTGCGCGTATACCTCTTCAACATGACGTTCACAAATGTTTCACAGAAGCTGTACAACTCGAACTAGAATTCGTTAGAGACATTCTGAATGTTTCCGTAATAGGTATGGATCACACTAAACTATGCGACTACGTCAAATTCTGCGCAGATCGCTTGTTAGCACAACTTGGATATGAGGAATTATACAACATCAAATCCAATCCTCTCTCCTTCATGGAAACACAGTCAATGCGCGTAGCAACAAACTTCTTTGAATCAAAAGTTCATGAATATGCACTGGCACCACAGGGTGAATACTGCGAATCAGCAGAATTCTAGTTAGGTGGTGAAAAAAAAAGAGCAGTAAAGGTATAGACTATGCCACCAAGTTATAAATATAAACTGTTTGACATTTCGTTCCAAAACATTGGTGGTCAGAAAACGTTTTTACGTAATGAACACGAAAACCCAAAAAAATATCAGAAGTTTTTGATTGAAGAACTTCAAAGAGTAAAAAATATTAATTCGTATACTCCACGTGAAATCTTTCATCTTGTTACCCCAAACTACACAGGATTTGCACAAATATTAGGACAAAATGCTTTACTCATACACGGACAAAAGAACAATCCAACACTTGTAACAGGTGTAAACAAGAATTTTAATGATGATTCATTTATAAATGCTGTATTAAATGCAGAAGATATTTACAAAAATGCTAAGAGAAATGGCAAATTTAACAACAACTGGAATTCGTCGAGTACAAAACAGGAATGGATATATAGTCCTCAACATCCAACTTTAAGATTGTTGAAGTCTAACAATTCTTCTTCCAAGCCTTCTGCGAACTTGTCGCAACATTCTTCTGCCGGTCCTTCTAGAAATTTGTCGCAAGCAGCCGCTCCTATACACATTTCTCAAAATGTGGAAAAATTGTGGCAAGTTCAAATATTGCATCAACAATTGATAAATGAAGATTTAAAAAACCCTAAGAAAAAAAAGCATTGGGCTTGGTATGTCTTTCCCCATAATCAAGAAGGGATGAGCGATCAACATAAGGTGAAAATAAACAAAAACAATCATAAACAGGCCTGGGTTGCGGTCCATAAGAACCCAGTCATCAACAATTGGTGGTCTCGTACATTGTATAGCGTGAGCGACAAGCCGGGTGGATATCAAGGGTTCATGAATTCACGTGATATATATAGAGTGAAGAAGTTCATCGAGGAATGGTCAGCTCATCTTAACAACTGGGACCGACAAGGATATCCTGTCAACTCTCAGTTTAGAAAAGCTTTGACCAAAATGAGTGGTCTTTCATCGCGTTCGGCAAAGAATCTAGTTTTTTATGAGCAGAAGAACGTGTTTCAAGTCGGTTTCGAGGCGAGTCAAAAGAATCTCAAGCCTGGTATTGCGCTTGCAGGCAACACGGGGCGTTTTGGAGGTTCTGCCATTGGCTATATTCAACCCAACGGATCAACAAATACTAACAGGAAGACAGAAGCCGAAAAGAATTTAGAAGAATTGTTTAAAAATCAACCAAAACAAATACAAGCAAATTACCGATATGCAAACAACAGGTATCATGCGCAAAGCATACGCGATAATCACAGAACACAGGAGGAGGCTGTGATTTCGAACATATGGAAAACTTGTGAGTACCACGGGGAAACTGACAAGCAACTCCTAACCCCCGATGGTCATTTAAAGGTTAGGTGGGGGCTTGTCCATCCGATGAGGGAAAATGGCACACCGATGAGCAAACTAACATTTCAGGGAGTTGATTACACGAAGGGGAATCCTGACTACAAAAAAGCAATCCCATTAAACACAATGGCATCTTACCAGGAGTTTGATAAAACATGGGACTTAAGCAAGAAATTTAACTGTGTTCTTGTCGTCACCGCAGGACCAAACAATGGAAGTACAGGTAGCACAAAATGGTCCTCGCAAACCAGAACGCTTGATCCTAAGGCGGGAAGGTATGATTATTTTAAGGCTGCGATAGTAGACGCCCTCGTTGCGACCCTCACAGTGATGAAGGAACAGAAAGTTCAGGTTGCGATCCTACCAGGTCTCAGCACTGGACTTTATGCCGGAAGACATAGAAATAGAATAGCACAAGATTACAAAACTCTTGTAGAAGAAGCCGCAGAAAAAGTCGGAGATTTGAGTCCCATACAGAAGGTTGTGTATTGTAACCGTTAAAGTTGCAGGGACCAAATTAACATAACTTATCTCTGAATTCTTGCTTGCGGTCCTTTTTTACTGTTTTTTTGTTCGTCACTTCCTTAATTTTAGGAGGCGAATCTTCCTCCTCCGAATCAGAATCCTGAGCCATGCCCCCCATTGCTCCCATCATTGGGCCTAAAGTTTTAAAAAGATCGTTTAATCCTGCACTGCCACCCCCACCACCACTTTGTATCATTCCCATCATCGAGCTTGTCATGTCTTCAATTTTTGACATCATCTCGTTAGGTACCATCTGCATAGTAGTGAGCAGCATATTCGTCATGCCTAAGGCGTTAAAAATTGCATCTAATTCATTTGTCGGAACTTTATCAGCAACTTCGTTCAAAGGGAAATCTGGATACAGCTTGGCAATCTCACTTATGTTTCTAGTTGGAATATACTGTGCCGCTGGCAAAAGCTTGGCGCGGACAAGAGAAGTGAACTCCTCCCCTGCATGAGATCTCTCAATAAACTCCATTAATGATTTCATTTCGGAAACATCAAGATTGTATCTACCTACACGCCGCGATGTCTCGACAATCGAATCTCGGATAGCACCATGCACACTCATCAACTTACTCTTTATCCTTTTTTTTGTCTTTAAGATAATTACGCACCTCAGTACGTTACAAAACAATAACTTAAAAAGTACCAATACTCAAAGTGTAAATGTTCTTCGCTGCTGCGATTGCATTTATCGGATATGCTGCATTGTTAAGTACCACTCCGATAATTATTAGAAAAATAACTAGTATTTCACCCTTTGAAATAACAAGATCATATTTCAATATACAACCCATAAACGATATTGTGCACGTATGTATCTTGACTGCTATGGTCACTTCTGGACACCCCACTATTGTGAAGCTTTTACCACAGACCACAATTATTTACTTTTGTATCGATATTTTATTTCACTGCAAAATCTTCATCAATAACAAAGGATATTTGCTTCATCATATTGCAACTGGTGTGAATGTCATGTTATTTCATTGGCAAGATACTGATATACTCTATACTTTATCAATTCTGTTCTATATTCAAGAACTTGCTCTTATTCCAATCAACATCATTGATATTTTAAGAATGCAAAATAAGGTCGTTCCAAAATATATGCTACTTTTTCGTACAAGTTTCTATTTTCTCACCAGAATTTGCACGTATGGGTACGTTGTGAACAACTTCTGGTTTTGTTTAACCAAGCCAGTCTTGTTTCTGATGACACCTTTACTAACACACAACCTCTATATATTGAAGAAACAAATTCAAGTTTGCATGAAAAATATGTGATATGGGCTTTTTACTTTCGGCCGTAGAGACCGGCAAGGAAAGGCGCCGGCGGAGATCTCTCCATCTGGCGCAGGAAACGTTCCAGGAGGCGCTTCCTCTCGGCCAACCCCTTCTTGATCGGCCGCCCCCCCGCGGTGGCGACACGTGGCGAACGTGACACACCGTAATACCCTCTAGCCAGAGGATAAATTTTATTAGGTGGCTCGGCTTTGAGCCGTTTGACCCGCTTGCGTGTCACTGCGCGAGCTCTCTGCGCAGCCAGCTTCGACTTGGTTGGTGAAGCAAACTCGATGGTTTTTCCTCCTTTCGTTTTGATGACCTTCGGCATTCTATATTATTAATATTATATAAAAAAAAAATAGGCTGCCTAAAATTATGCCGTCACCGTCCAACCATCAAGCAACAGGGCACTTGAACATCAACTCCTGCAACACCCATACTCAATGTTTTAAGCCACAGACCAGTGGTAAAAGTAAAAGTCCACTCAAGGCAGTCATATTTGCCAGAAACGGACGGACTTTAAATGGGTATACGTAAAATAACAACGTAGCCAGTATTGTGAAGAGAGCCAAAATCATGGATCCTGTTTTCACATCAGAAATATTCTTCTTCGAAGACCAAATTCCTCGCAAAACCAAAAAACTTCCTAACACCTCAATCACACCAGCAAGAAATACGATCCGTGAAGCGTTCGGCAAGCACATACCAGTCTTTTTTGAAAACCTCTCACTCTCACTTACTTTGGATTTTCCAACACAGTAACCAAGGAACGTACATATCTTCATCAGACCCGAAAATAAAAACATTAATACCAAACCAGTCGCGGCAATCTCCAATGTCTTATCCTTCATCTTTTATCATAATTCACCATTTTTTTTCCACTACGCAAAAAATAAAGATCGAAGTTTTGGCATCGAACCGCCGAGTGCAAGCAAGAACCGTTGTTTATCGTTTTGTGCAAGTTTGACTTTAGGTAACCAATGAACAGAAGAATGAAACGTCCGTTCATTTGGCGCCCTTGAGTATTCAAACGCAAACCGTTTTGGTGGTCGCATTTTTACTTCAACATCTTCAAGTTTTAAACCGTACTTTGCTAATTTTGACACAGTCACTGGAAATAAATAAAATCCACAATCAAGCCAGTATACTTCTTCTAACATTGCATTGAATTTACCATATGTAAAAAATGGTAACAACAGAAACAGCTCAGCTTGTGCGTTTTTTTAATTACTAATCACGCAATGGATCTTATCTAATTGCTCCTTGTACCTACGACCACCATCATTTCCACTCGCACTCTCCTTCACCTTATCCTGATGATTCAAAAACCGTAACCCCTCACGCGTATCCTCGTCCGCCTCAAT